TTTGAGAGATAGCATTGCCAGCCTCATCATTGTCAATAGACAAGACTATCTTATCGAATGATGACAACCACTCGTGTACGTTTTCCCATAGCTTACGGCTAGGGTTAGCTGAAGGTAATGAAACAACGGGGTTAGAATACTTAGGGTTGTGCAGTATCTGATGCACTGACATAGCGTCAAGTTCACCCTCATTTCTGGTGACAGTCTTAGCTGTGCCAGCATTCCATAGGTTCATGCCGAATCGTTCATCAGTCTTAAAGTCTTTAGCACTGAACTCTTTAGGGAAGTACCGTGTCTTCACACCACCTGAGGGGTAGACATAGTTCTGGTATTGTTCTTTGCCTTCACTGTTCAGGTATGTGTGACAGTTATAGAACTGCATTGTGTCAGCAGTAATGCCTCGCATACCTCGATAGATAGCTGTCATCTTTTCCAAGGGTACTACCTCAAGTTTATTATACGCTTTTGCTACCATGTTATCTATCTTATCCCAAATTTTATTGGCTGGCTCTCTGTGACCACACCCAAAGCAATAGGCGTGACCATCTGAGTACCTAGCTAGGTTATCTCTTGAACCACAATCAGGGCATGGTTTCTTACTGACAAAATGATTGTCTTCATATGTCTTCTTTTTCATCTTCTGTTACTCGACTTCCATCGCACATTTCGCACATCACTTTCTCTGTGTTAAGGTAGCCTATGTCTCTATCGAAACTCATTCGCTTGGGTACGTCAACCTCGAACTCACCATCACCTTGACACTCAGGGCAAACTTTATCCGTCATAGTATTTTTCCCCTTGACAAGTCTGATATTCTTCGTATAATAGGGCTGCGTCCTGCGCAGGGTACAACCCTTCTATATACCTTTGATCATCGTCGGTATCATAGTCTAATTCCAAGAACTCTTCAACGTCTCTTACGCATTTTATCATTGATCTTATCACCTTCTATACCCCACTTCCAATTCTTATAACACTTCCAACAATGATCCTTTCCTAACACCGTGTCAATAGCTGACACAATATTATATTTATTTTTTATGTACCAATCAAAGTTTCTGGCACTGAATGTTTGGTAAGGTTGTCCACCTAGTATTGCATTGAGTGTTACTGACAACCCTAGCCCTATGTTATATAGATACTTAGGCATCTATAAGTTTGTTAGCTGTCTTGCGGATTTCAGCCTCAAGAGCTAAGTGTTGGTCTGACAACATCTTTAGCTTGGCTTCTAGTCTTTTCTTTTCTAGCTTGTGCATAAGCAATTTGTTTTCTTTCAACACCTGAATACGGTATGCGATACGTTCAACATACTCATTCAAGTCATGGGCTATTTGTTCCCGTGTCTTGGTATAGTAATGTTCTTTTATATAGTCATCCATGTTAGCATAGTTGTAAGTGAACATTGAAGCCCTTTCCATATGCTTTACATGGCGTGTGTATAGGTGTGGTTTAATAGCTTTCACGATAGGTTTAGTCATCTTCTTAGTTCCTTTCTAAAGGTTATTTAGTCATTTCATTTATCAAGTCTTGGCTTACTACCCTGCCAACATCTTTACCACCTAAATATTTGTTGATGTGTTTAGATGTGGTAGGGGAATAATTCTTATCTGTGCGGAATGCACCTTGATCATCCCACCCCGCAACTGGTGTTTCATAACTGAACAGAACTGATGTGCTGTTAATTGTCAACTCTGTCATGTTTGAACCTATTTGTTTAAGTCTCATCTTGTTCTTCCTTTCACAAGTCTGGTATTACCCTTGAATCTTTTTAACAGTTTGTCAACCTTTATTCTGCTGTTGGTTGAATAATAACTGAACATGAAGCCTTCATCGTCATATAATTCTACTGTATACGCCATCACAAGTAATGCTCTCTGATGACAAGAACCTTGCTAGTTATGTCTTCTGAGCATGATAAAATCTTACACACACTTATATTGTAGAATGGAAAGGGGAATTGTGCGTCAAGATCTGCCACCAACTGATGTAGAGTGTGGTCATGCTCGTGGTAGATCCTGAAGTAAAATTCGTACTTCCACTTCTTACTGTCATAGGTACGTTCTTGTGTTCTCTTGGCTACGTTTATCTTAAACTTTTCCATTAGATTATTCCTTCTGATGTATTCAGTAAGACACAGCCCGACCCATATGTCAAGCATAAGTTTAGGTTGGCCTAAATTAGCTAGGCTGTGCCCTGACAAAAAACACCAATAGACTATCAATAGGTTATCTGCTTTTCACAGGGTATGAGTATGGCAACTCTTTCAGATAGCTTAGTGGCAACCACGTTTATTGCTATCGTGCCTATCGGCTGGGCGTTGGTTTTATTCTTACCACTACGCCTATGAGCTATTGCTAAAATATGTGTGTCTAGGTTCTATCTGCTGGCGTCCCTTTCTGTTGTGTCTTTCTTTTAGTCTTTCTGATTTAGTTTAGATAGTCAAGTCTTTATTTTAGTCTGTTGATTGGTGGCTCATATGTCTCACCTATGCAGGACTTGCTCACACCTGCTGAGCTTGTAAAGGACAAGGCAAAGGATCAAGGCCTAGGGCTACTCTTTGCGTATGACTTTCCATCATGTGCCACCATTTAAGGTGACACAAAAAAGAATGTCAAGCGGGTTTAAACGTAGTCAAGACAACCCCTGCTATAGTGCATCACTTCCCATTCAACCTCACTGTCGTACAGAGGGTTTTCAATTATCTCAATGGCTTGTTCACGTGTTTCTGCCTTTACAATGTGCATTTTTGTGTAGCCGTTTTGAATGTTTGCTGCGTCAATATAAAAGTTTTCCATAATAATACCCCTTTAGGTTGTATGGTTTCTCTTCGTTTCGATGAGATAAAGATGGCATGAGAAAACCAGAAAGACAACCTATCATAAAGGATAGGATAGAGGAAAAAAAGGATAGGTTATCTGTTCATGGTTTGTTCTATTTATATATTATAATGAGTACTATCTAAGTGTTATAGTATAACATATCACATAATACCCTAAAGGATATATTAAAAAATACTAAAGGCCGGAGGGAATATACGTTGGTATATACTACTAGTATCAATGGGTTAGAATATTCTCTAAGGGTGTGGGGGTATTTCCGAACGGATATATTTGTGATCACAAAAGGATATTCCAGCAGGTAAACTCTATTTGTGATCACATTTAGGGTGGGGGGTTACTTTTTGTGATCACATGCGAGGGTCGATGCGGGGGTTAGGGGGTGCCTTATGTATGTACAATGCGTAAAGAAATTTTCTCAGTAAAATTCCCAGCATGTAAAATTTATCTGATTAACTGACAACAGATAAAACAAAACCCCCTGCTAGGAAAACAACCTAGAGGGGGTGAATCTGTACTTGATTACTTAAAGTAATTACTTAAAGTAAGGGATCTATATTATAGTTGTAGTAATCCCAAGAGGGATAATGAAATTATACATATTAATTCACCCTGTGTCAATAGAAAAAGAAATATAATTTAATTTATTTTATATGTTGACAATATTGGCAAAGGTGTGCTACTATTACAATTAAATCGAATCACTATGGAAACAACCATGTTTACATTTGAGCAACTTAAAGGTCCGAACGGTAAAGTAAGAACTAAAAGTTTATTCTATGAACTATCTTACTATGATCCAAAGCATGCTATCTTTACAACTAAAGAACAGGATATAGTTGCTCACGGTGTAAAGTACACATCACTTCACCAGCTATACTTGTCAATGGTTCCTCACGATCCAACTGAGTATGACTTTGCTCAAAGAGTCTTTGGTTCATGGGATGTTTGGGATACGATAACTAAAGCCCCTCAGGTAAAGCCTCACGTTACCCGTTGGAGAAATGAAGTTGAGATTAAAGTTAAGTCTCAGGCTATACAGGCTATAGCTTTAGAGATGAAGGAGGGTGGACGTAGTTCTTTTTCAGCAGCCAAACTACTTCTAGAAAAAGGTTGGTTAGATAAAGACAACAGTTCACAGGCTAAGAAGAAATTAGCTGTTAAAGAGCAAGAAGATCAGAATAAACAAGCTTTAGCTCTTTTGTCAGAAGATGCTCACAGGTTAGGTATTAAGGTAAACTAATGGCAAAGAAACCTACACTTACTTCTATTAGTTCTGGCTATGCCTCGACTACAACCCTTAATGACAACTTTACAGCTTTAAGAGATTCCTTTGATAACACTTTGTCAAGGGATGGTTCAACCCCTAATACAATGAACGCAGACATAGACCTTAATGGAAATGATCTGTTAAATTTAGGGGGTATTTACGTTAATGGTCAAAACGTATTTAATCTCCTAGACAATGTTACAATCAGTACATCACACCCTTCAGGTGGCGATGACGGTGACATTTGGTTTAAATTATCATCATAGAAAAAGGAACTAACTTATGTCTGCATTATCAAACTATTCAGAAAATCTAATACTTAACTGGCTAATGCGAGGAGAGGGTGAAACATCTCATCCTACATCATGGCACATTGCTTTATACACAGTAGCCCCAAACGATGCTGGCGGTGGTACTGAAGTATCAGGTAACGGTTATTCTCGTCAATCTGTAACTTGGGATCAAGCTACAGGAACAGG